ACTACATCAGTCTCAAATTCGCCTTCATTTCCGCTCTTATCCAAAAACCACATATCGATTCTGTAAGACTGCTCACGATTGGATTGGAATGTGCCTGCATCAATTGTGAAGTTTGCTACCGGGAAACTTGGTACATAATTGCGATTTATCCAGTTTACAGGCGTGGTGAAGTCCACTTCGTTGATATTTGGATGATTGTCCAGCAGATCCAGTATCATTTTTACAACTTGATTGTAGGTCATTTTTTGCTTTTACTTTGTCGATGAATTCCTGCTTATATCCTTTTGCCATTATCTATATAAGAATGTGAACAATTCGCCCGGCATAGCGATATCCCCTGTCGGCAATGTCACCAGGCCATTAACGATTTGAATGTATGATGTATTCGCTGTTGCAAACTTTGTGATTCCTTTTGACAGACCGCCCCTGCTTGCAAAGAATGGCTCTTTGCCCATCAGCTCATTAACGGTAAATGATGCCTCTCCTCCTGTAGTGGTAAAGTACGCTACCAGCGGAGTGATATTTATTGATGTGGAATTCACATACCTGGGCGAAGGCTTGCCGATATAATCGCCCAAAAATATGCCGCATGAATATGCCCGCGTTTCCGGGAAGATGACATCGGCCCCGCTGCCCGGATTTAGATATTCAAAATACTTATTGTAATTTTCCTGCAAGTACCAAATCATGCGGGTATTGTAAAATTCAGCCATGCTTTTATACTGGCTGCTAATCAGCTCTAAATCTTTGTGGGATGGAGTTGTGCTTTCCTCAGCAGTCTTTTGCAGGAATCCTTTGCTGAATAGCTGATATCCCATTGCAAAAGGCAGCAGGCTCATGGTGTACCATACCAGCGAATCGGTAATGTAATCATCAATTACCAGCTTTTCATCATTGGTAAGATTGCCGGCATCGATGCCCATTTGCAGGCGCTTGTAAAATGTACTGCCCAGCGTAGGCTGAATGTACATATCCTGAGCTACTTTTATCATCGGGAAAATCTGCTTTCCGTCAATAGCAGTAGACGCGCCTGTGCGCTCCTTGAATAATGTTTCGCTGATAAATAAGATGTTACTGCTCATTTTTCTTTTTAGTTACAAGATTAGCCACCCATTCATGCTTGCATTGCGGAGATTTCGCCCACCATCCGCCGCACCTATCCAGCACGCTATATCCCAGCCTGACGCTCATATTTTGAATATCTACCATCGACCAGGTGCGGCCCTGTGGTTTGTCGATGTCGCGGCTGTGCGCTGATAGCTGATACATCTTCAGGCAAAATGGCCTGGATCTATTTAGGTTTTTTTCGCCTGCCGAAATATCATCCCGCCATTCGTAAGTAAAGCGCACAAATACATCGGTAATTTCCGGCTCCTTGCCGCCTACTTTGGAAAGAGGCTTTTTTATTTTGTACCTGGTAATGCTATCCTGTCCCTGCGGATTCAGGTCGCTTTTCTTCAAATCTCTTATATTAAGCTCAATTACATCCTTATCTATCAGAGCCTTGATTGCGCTGCGTATCAAAAACAAATCCTTTTTGAGAATGGCAGCAATGCCTTCTTCATTTATGTTTTTGTTATTTGTCAGCGCCTCCAGCACATCGGCCTCCGTCTGCGTCAGGCTCACTTCCTTTGCAAAATGCCCGCGCAGCGGAATAGATTTCACTATTTCATATTCGGTAAATTCCTCCCCGCAATCGGCAAAAGCCGTGTAAAGCTGATGATCGGTTTCCTGATTGAATTTCTCAATCTCATCATCGGTCATCGGGTCATCATCAATGCCCAAAAATGCATTAATATCCATATCCGAAAATCCGAATCCTGATTTGAGCATCAGGCTGGCCTGTGCCTTTGTTAATTTACCATTTGCGAAATGGCGCACAATCCGCATCACGTTCTGATATTGCCTGCCTGTTAAGTTGCGTATGGCTTCATTTGAGGCCATTGGCGCCACTATCTCGCCCGGTGCGGATATCTGCCCGCTTGCCGAATCAAGGCCCGCCAATTGCCTTATTTCGTTTGGCGTGATATTCTCTATTACTTTGGGAAGTATGGCAGGATTTAGGCCATTTATCCTATCGTTCAAATCTTTGATGCGATTGTCAATTGCTATCGGATCGCGGCCCATGATTTCCCTAATTTCATCTTTGCTTAAATTCTGAGACATTATGGTTTCGCTGAATTCAAACTTGAGCGGCTCAACAGGGCGGATTTTAAACTCACCCGCTTCGCCTTTCATGTTCCTCAGCTTGGTAAATAATTCCTCATTTTCAATTTGCCTGTCCATCACATACGTATTATTGAAAATCTCATACGCATCGCGGATGGCATTTCTCTCTCCCAGCGTGCCGGGCGTGCTGATGCCAAAAAGAACAGATGAAGTTATCTGATGGCCGCTGAATATCTCAGTCTGTATCAGATTATTTATGTTTGTGAAATCCTCCTTTGTCAATATCGAATTTCCCAAATCAACAATTTCAGCGCTGTTTTCTTTGGATTGATTAAACATAATCACTACCCGCTTGCCATCGCTGCCGGTAAACTTACGCAGCAGCGCCTTTTCCACTTCGCCTTTATGCTCATCAGGCGGCTCCCCATTATTGAGATTTACCAAAGTATTGCCCATCCATCCCCGCTTTGCATTGGCAAGGATATGGCGGCTCACTTCAATATCCGATTCGATATAATTGAGCGCCTGGAAATATGTCGGCAGCGGATATACTTCGCTCATCGGATTGTATGATTTCTTATACAATATCTGCGATCCATAGGGATTGCTCACATTGAAAGCGTCATACTGCCTCGGCTTTTCCTTATTTTCTTTCCAGTCATTTTTCACATAGAACTTGCTTAAATCTTTGCTGATTCGCACTTTCTGAAAGTCTATGTGATATACTTCGCTGATTTGTCCTACCCTGTTCCATATCACTTGCAGATAGTACCCATTGAAAAGCTCATGATCTAATATGCATTTTTTCAATAGGTCATTCCATGTTTCGCTGGCATTGGCCTGCCCTGGATTCTCAAATCCTTTGCCGAATACATAGTTGCTTTTGCCTTTAACGATGGCGCCATGCTTTGAGGATTCATTAAATAAATCCATCAGGTACTTTGGATAATCATTCTTTTCCCCGAATTCTACATAATTTTTGAGCTTGATTTCTTTGAATACAGGCTTTTGGGCCGTATCAAAATGCAGCTCTATGTACTTGTACTTATTATCCATTGTAAGTCTTAAATTGATTTGATTGCTCTGTATAGTTCACAGGCTCAAAAGTAGTATCATTTAGCAAATTCATATAGCCTACTTCAATCACTCCGCCCACCGCTGCCGTCCCTGTGGAATTGGCTCCTTTTACTTCATAGGTAAAATATCCTGTGTCAACATCATCAAACAAATCCGATCCAATTTCAAATTTCTGATAATTCAGCTTTGTGGAAATATCCTGCTTGAAGAATTGCACTACATCATTAGTGATGCGATTGGTAAACTTAAAATGATACCATGCCGTTTTTGACGTTTGCATTTCATACAAAGTCAGAAAGATTACATTGGTAATCGGATTGGCTATATTTCGGGTAATGACTATCATATCAATTGAAAGCCCGACTAACTATTTTTAAATAGCAGCCGGGCTTTTCATGGTTGGTTCTTAAAATTAAGTACCTGGCGTTTCTAAAGTGGCAACGATATTTGATGGAACTACAAGGAAATCCTCGCGCTCCTGGCTGCTAAATGTAAGAACGTATCCGTTCCTGTCTGCCAGCGCTGTTCCTGATCCGGCCTCTGTTGTTTCAAGTGTAAGTCCGAAAAGCCTGCCGTACATCCGCGCTGTGCCATCGCCTTCAACACAAACAAATGTGAGGCGATTTTTGGCAAGCGTAGTTACGATGTTGCGGGTAGTGGCCGACCTGTCATTGATTGGAAACTGCACCCTATGGGTATAGAAGAAAGCTCCATTTTCAATTGAGGAAGTGATGCTGTTACCGGCATTGGCTGTGGCACGCGGCACTTCAAACTTATAAAATCTCTTATTTAAAGTTTTTGTTATTGCAGTTACAGTTCCGGTAGTATCCGTAACCCGGCTGTTCCCGCTGGCGTCATATAAGGCGCTATTTTCTATGAGATATATAGTTTC